TATAGATGAAGCAGTAGAAGAACTATACAAGTTTCCAGCAGTCAAGGCTTTTGAGACAGCTAAAGATAAAGAATTCAATCCAAACAGTACAGTACAGCTTAGGTCATTACTGTTTGATTTTGTCGGGCTAAAGCCTACAGGCAAAAAGACTGGCACAGGTGCAGACTCAACTGATGCCGAAGTGTTAAAGCAACTAGCAGAAGAACACGAGATACCTAAGCACATTCTTTCTATTAGACAAAAGTCTAAGATTAAGAATACCTATTTAGATAAAATATATCCACAATTAGATAAGGATAACAGACTGCGTACAGGTTTCAATCTGCACGGCACAACATCTGGTAGACTATCTTCTAGTGGTAAAATGAACATGCAACAAATCCCTAGAGACAATCCTATTGTCAAAGGCTGTATCAAAGCAGCTCCAGGGCATAAGATAGTTGCAATGGATTTAACAACTGCAGAAGTTTATGTTGCTGCTGTACTTGCTGATGATAAGAACTTAATGGAAATATTTAAGACTGGTGGTAATTTCCACAGCAATATTGCTAAGTTAGTGTTTAATTTACCTTGTGAAGCGTCGGACGTTGCTGAGTTCTATGCTACACAAAGACAGGCAGCTAAGGCTGTTACGTTTGGCATTATGTATGGTGCTGGAGCAAACAAAATATCACAGCAAGTAACAGCTGATTCAGGTAGTCCTTTTACTAAGGGTGAGGCACAGGAAGTTATTGATGATTACTTCAAACAGTTTCATAAACTCAAGAAGTGGATAGACATATCTAGTAAGTTTATTATGGATAATGGATTTATCTATGGTGCTACTGGCAGAAAGAGACGACTACCAAATGTTAAATCTGACAATCAAGGAATACAAAGTCATGAGGTAAGGTCTGGTATGAACTTCTTAGTTCAGTCTGTAGCTTCTGATATAAACCTACTGGGTGCCATTGACATGAATGCCCACATACAAACTACTGGTATGAAGTCAAGAATCTTTGCACTAGTACATGACTCCATCTTAGCAGAAGTGCCTGAGTCAGAAGTAGAAGCATACTCAGAAAAACTACAAGAGTTGATACAACAAGACAGAGGATTTAGTATCCCAGGAACTCCTGTAGGTTGTGACTTTGATGTTGGTGATGACTACTCCTTTGGGAAGTTTGAAGCCAAGTATGATATATGATAAAATAAAATTCCCTATCTTCGTACTGCATACAGACGATATAATGTTTGTAGATGGTATACTGTGGATAGAAAACCAAGTATTAGATGATACTAATATGAAGGGAGAAACACTAGGCATGAGGAGATTACAGACTCCTATGAATAGTATTTATCCTTTGAAGTCTATGATTAAAAGTATTAGAGCATACCTTGAACATCAAGGCAAATACTACATAGATAGTAGAGGCAGGTGGTTTAGAAAAGTTAAGAGTACAAAGTCAGAACTAAAGTATCACAAGATAAAAAGAGTAGACCAAAGAATTGTAACAAGTGTATTGTGGATAAAAGGTTGCCCATATCCTTTTGATATGGACAGACCCTTAGCAGATACGGAAGTATGGGCAGGAATGCTCTACAGGGACGGAGCTCCTTGGCTGTTATACGA